GATGCCGAAGCTCCGGCGGTGGCCGCTCAGGAGCGTCTGATAGGCCGGGTCGTTGGCGAGATGGACGATCGGCGTCGTCGGCCGCTCGCTGATCATCTCGGCCATCCGCAGGGCGGCCTGGGCAAGCATGTCGTCGGGCTCGTCGACCATCTCGTCCCAGAGCCCGACGTCACGCTTCACCTTGGCGATAGCCGCCGACCGGACACGGTCGAGCGTCACGTCCCAATCATCGCTCGTGATGTTCAGGACCTGTTGCAGCTCGTCCGTGTCCGGCCAGTCGGCCATCGGTCAGCTCGCGACGTTGTACGCGGTGAACGCAGCCGGGTACCACGGGGCCGACCAGAACATCCCGACGAGGGCGACGTCACGGCCAGCCTTGACCGCGTTGTCGACCTGGAGGGTGTACGTGCCGTCCTCGGCCCACGCGAAGCCGCTGCCCGGGCCGACGATCGCGTACGCGCCGTGGGCGTCGAGCGCCGGGACGTGGACGGCTCGCAGGCCGGAGATATTCCCCGCGACCCCGCCGGCCGCAGTGGCGTCCAGCTGGATCGACGAGTACATCGGCTGGTTGGTGGTCGTCGCCTTCGCGTCGATGAACTCGCCGACGGCTTCCGTCGAGAGCCAGATCGTATCGGGACCGCGCCGGATGGCGTCGAAGGCTGCCACGTAGGCCGCTCCGAAGTTCGTGTCCGCCGGATCGAGCGGCGAGGCGTTGCCGATGCCGCCCATCGCGTCGAGGAGGGCCGTCACCGCGAGATCCTCCGTCACGCGGGCGTACTGCTCGGCGAGGAGCTCGACCCAGAGGGAGAGGAACTCCGGACTCGACCGCTTGATCAGCTGGATCGAGAGGTCGCCGCCACCGGCGGCGGTGACCATGTCGAACTCGGTCGTGCTGATCTTGCTCGGAGTCGAAGCAATGTCGTGCTTCTCGGCGTCCTGGACGGCGACCTCCGGCCGCTGGGTGATGATCGGCACGATGAGCTTGATGCCGGCCGACGGCGTCGGGAGGCGTCGAGTGCTGCCGAGGAACGGCCGTGACGGGTCGATGACGCCGATCAGCTCCGTCAGGTAGGCCGGCGGAACGACTCCGAGATTGTCGGACGTGATGACGTCGTCGAGGGTTCGGACCTGGTCGGCAGCGAGCCGCTCGCCGGTGCTTGCGCGCACCACGAGGTCGGCCCATCCGCCGAGTTCCAGCTTCGGTTTCGGGTCCTCGCCACCGGGGATGCTGATGTCGGCCCGAGCCTGCTCCTGGAGCTGCTCCAGCTTCTCCATGAACTTCGCGTTGATCCCTTCCTGGACCGCCGCCCGAGCGTTGACGCTCTCGATGGCGGCAAGGATCGCCGCGCTGTTGTCCACGCCCGTCGGGGCGACTGTCTCTTCGCCCATCGGGGCAACCTCCTCTTGCGAGCGGACGGAAAGAACGGCGGCGTCCGCTCCGTACGCCGGCCGGTGGGTCGGGGTCGCGCCGATGAGGCGGGCCCGATTGTGGACACGGACACGCCGTCCGTTCTGGTTCTCGATGGCCGTCCCGCCGGCGACCTGGGCGAACTCCACGGACGCCCCGCCGATGATCCGGTCGGCCATGAGGCTCAGGGCCTCGTCACCGGCAGATGTGCGGGCGACCTTGAACTTGACCGTGGGCCCGATGCCGTCCTCGCTGACCTCGAACGCCCGCCCGATCGGCACCCGGACGGCCTTCGGATTGCCGTCGGAGCCGACGCCGATCTTCATCTGATGCTCGGAGGGGTAGAGGTAGACGCTCTGGGGGTCGGTGCCCTCGAAGGCCCCGCGGGTGAACCGCTCGGGGCCGAGCTTCGTGTCGATCTGCTTGTCCCACGGCAGCAGACGCATCTCCACGACACGCTCGGAGAAGTCGCGAACCTCGATGTCGTCGTCCGGGACGAAGTACCTGATCGTTTCTTCGTCTGTCACAGAGAAGCCTCCGCTGCCCTGCTGGTGCGGACTGTTCCGCAGGGGTGGAGGCCGACGAAGGGACAGCGGACGGGCCGACTGTGTCCCTGAGCTATTCGGTTCTGGCGCGATGATGTGGCAGGCTGGTGCGCCCTGTCAACGGCCTAGGCGATATGCCGCTTCGTCCGCTCGCAGACGAAGCCCGGAGGGATGAGCTTGTTACAGGTCCGGAGCATGCCCTTCACCATGATCCGGTCATCGCAACGGGTCGCGTCCTCGGCCCGCGTCTGGGTCGGCAGGATCGTGATCTGCGCCTGGGGCGGGCTGAACGGGACCGGGGCGTTGTCGGTGTCGCCCGGCTGGAGCCCCTCGAAGGACTGGGCCTGCTCCGGCGTGATGATGCCGGCCGTAATACCGACGGCGTAGGTGTCATAGCGCGTCTTCGCGTCGGCCAGGGTGAGGACGTCCGTGTCGAACCTCGCAGCGAACGCCCTCGGGATCAAGTCTGACATCGCGGACTCGATCTTCGAGAGGTAGTTCGGCCGCAGGCAGCGCCGCAGGAAGTCGTCGTACACGGTCGACAGGTTCTGATAGGTCAGGCTGCTGCCGCTCATCGCGTATTCCAGCAGCTCGCCCGGGATCAGGAACATCCGGGACGTGTCGCCGTTCTGGTACATCCGGGCGTCGAGCATCTGCGCGCCCTGGGGGTTGAACTGCGGAAAGTCGATGGACTCGATCCGCGGGTCCACGACCCGGACGCGGTTGTTGCCCTTGGCCGACCACGCATCGGCGAACCGCTCGGCCTCTGTCTGCTCGCCATCGGGGTCGTCGCTGAGCTCGACGCCGCTATGGATGATCGGAGCGGACGTCGCCCCGCCGTCGGCGTAGAAGTTGGCGGCCCATTCCTGACTTTCGACGCTGACGCTGATGGCAGCGCCGCAGAGCTGGAGCGGCCCGACGCCCCTCAGGCTTGCCCCGTCCCGCAGATACGTGCCCTGGACCATGTCGCGGTTGGCCATCTTGACCTGTCGGCCGGCGCCGATGCCGTTCCAGGTGATCGTCGGCCGCAGGATGTTCAGGTTGTTCTGCGAGACGCTGATCTGCTCCGGCGGGATGTTGACGAGGGCGATGGCGTTGCCGTCGGCGTCCCGCTTGGCGATCCACCACCAGAACTCGCCCCGGGTAGCGAGGTTGTAGGCCGTGTCGGTGAAGAACTCGTCGGCCCGCTTGTTGGGGTCCGGTCGGACGATGACCCGCGGCCGGTCCTCCGGGAGGACTTCGACCTCGTTCTTCAGGGCCCGCATCGTCAGGCTGCCGACGGTGTTCGAGATGAGCGTGACCGCTCCCAAGATCGACGGGACTCCGAGAGCTTCCCGGAGTCCCGCCGCCCGCCAGGGCCGGGGGGAGAGCCCTTGAACGGCTAGAAGTTTGGCATCGAGGTCCGGGAAGTCATGGAACGGGTCAATGGACCGGGCCTCGGGGAGGGTCAGGACTTGCTTCAGCTTCGGCCGCGTGGCGATGGCGAGGGTGACGGTGTCCCAGAGGCTCATCGAACGACCAACCTTCCGGCTGTAGCGGGCATCGAGGCGAGCCATACGGCTCGGATGGCGGCGAGTGATGCGGTGATCGGGCGATCGTTGGCGGGAGCGGCGGCGAAGGACCCGTCAGGGCCCTGGACGTCACGAACAGTCCACGTCAGGTCATCGGTGACGGCATCGGCCTTCGACCACTGCAGCCGGCCGAGGGAGACGAGCCGCGCGAACTCTGCCGAGGCGGCGGCGTGCTTCTGACCGTTGACGATCTCGCCGTGACCCTTCCGGACGTACTTGAACAGGGGCGCGTCGGTCCTCGGGTCGTAGCCCACCTTGGCATTGTGGCGACGCTCCAGGCCCGCGACCATGTCGCCAACTTCGGTGATGTCCAGCGGTGAGCCGACGACATCCATGAGCAGCTCCATGCGGACCACGAAGCCCTCCATCCACGCGACGGCAAGTGATGCCCGCCGGCCATCCGGGTCCATCGCCATCCCGAACGAGGGCCTGACCGGCGCAGACGTCTTCACCTGGGACGCGAGCCATGCGGGACCGTCCACGAGGCGTTCATTGAGGCTCGCGACCCATCGGCAGAGGTTCTCGGTCTCGAAGATCGCAAGGGTGCCGCGTGCCTTGTGCGTCTGATAGTCCGCGGCGAGGTTGTCCAGGGCACTTGGGTCATGGCCGATGCTCGGATTGGCCTCGGCCCATCCGGTGAGATCGTCAACCGCCCGCTCCGGGGCAGCGGACCACTCCAGGTAGGCGAGGCTCGGGTCCTCTTCGGCGCTTGCCTTCAGGGAGTTCAGCACCGTCGACGTGTCATCGCCGGCGTTGGACAGGTAGACCATCTGTGGATGGCGTGAAGCCTGGAGCGTAGGCGTGGCAGCCGCGATGAAGTCAGTGGTATCCATCTCGCGCAGCTCGTCGATGATGACGAGGTCGCGCGCAGGCCCGCGGGCGCCCCCGCGCGTGGGGGCCACGATGGAGTAGATCCCGCCGTTTGCCATCCTGATCTCTTCCTGCCCGCTGGAGTAGCGCGGCATGATCACCTTGTGGCCGCGTCGGGCAAGCTCGTTCGGGTGCTGGGCGAGGATCGTGCTGACCTGATCATGGATCTCGCGCGGAAGGTTGCGGTCCTGGGCCGTGTGCATGATCCGGTGGCCGGCGCGGAGCCGCTGAACGATCAACGGAACGAGCAACGTAGTCTTCCCGGACTGGCGGGCCACCACGATCGCGACATGACGGTACAGCCACGTCTCTCCACGGCCCTTCGCGGTCAGATAACGGGCCGCCGTCCGCTGCCAGGGGTAGAGCTTGATCCCGATGTCGTCGGCCACCCTGACGAACTCGGCGACCTCTGACCGGGCCGGGACTGGCGGGGCGAGGCGTGGACGCTCCGCACCGACCAGCGGCTTTCTCCGACTAGCCGCTGCGACTGCCATATCCACCGCGGGCTTGGCTGAACATCGTGGGTGTTCTGCTCACGGACAGAGATTTCGCGAG